TTCGACAAGTATATCGCCACCAATCCGCGCGGCGGTGACTGGTACGATCGCTATCGTGCCGGCATGAACGAGGTCACCGGCGGCGATCCGTTGCAAAACAAATGGATGTCGGCGCAGGAAGGGCAGTGGTCGGCCGGCGTTGATCCCGGCACCGAGGTGCATTTTGCCATTAAGGAAAACAACTCGGCGCTCGCCGGAATGCCGGTCAAGGCTGGACGGCCGGATCCGCATGAAGCGCATTTGGCCGCGATCGCGGCGAAAGATCCGAGCCTCTACCAGCTCGGCGAGAAGACCGGCGAGTACGCAACGCAGGTCAATCCCGATCAGTTCAACCCGCCAGGCGCCACCGGCGTGAATGATTTCCGCCACGCGCGCAATTTTAACTACACCGATCCGAGCGGAGCTCCGCAGCGAGAAGCGCTCGGTCCTGCCGGCCACAAATTTCTCGACATGGAAACCGCGCTCGCCGTCGATCGCGCCAACCGCACCAACCTGGGCGGTCGATCAAATTGGACCGGCGAGCAGCTCCAGGCGGCACCTTGGGTGCATCAGAAGGCGCTCGATCTCATGTCGCGCAATCCGGCGCTGACCTACGAGGAAGCATTTGCCCGCGCCAACCGAACGATCGCCGATTATTTCGATCGGCATACGGCGTTCGCCACGCACGAGGATCAGCCTGGCGCGAATGTTCTTGGTCACATGATGGGATCAGTCGCAGCGCCGGCGGAAGAGCGTGCAGCGTTTGCCGCTGATCAGCGCAGCGGATGGTCGACGGCGCCAGGTCAACGCGATGCAATCTATTCCGGCATGGGTATTCCCGGCACCGGCGTGAACATGCGCGTGCGACCGACACTGCCGATGCAAGGGTTTTATGTCACGCCCGAGGGCAAGATCGAAAGCAACCCCGGCAACGTCGCGCGTCCGCTGGTGACGTTCAACACCGGCAAGGATCCGTTCAAGGTGACAACGCCGCATGACCAGGCGCTGCTCAATGCCGGCGAGGCCGTGCGTGCTTACGTCGACGCGCAGAACGCCGGCGCCTGGCACAAGACCTGGGCCGGCGGGCCACAGAACCAGAGCACCTCGTTGCGCTTTCCGCGCGAAGGCCCGGCCTCGACCGGAGAGATGCTCGCGCTACGCCAAGCAGGAGAGCCGTACGGCCTCACCGATATCGTTGACACGGGCAAGGGCATCACGGCGTCGAGCTTCCCCAACCAACCGGCGCCGAGCCGTGAGTTCGATCGCGCGCTGCGCAAAGGCGAGTTTGGTCAATTCGGCGAGCCATCGCGCGTGCGTGTCGGGAAAGGCGATGCCGGCTACATCGATTACGTTGACGCCTGGCAGCAGGGTCCAGGCTCGGGCGCCGCAAGCAGGCAGCTGCTCGACTACGTCAACAAGACGCCCGAGATCCGAACGGCGCTCAACAACAATCCGTACCTGGGCGAGCGTGCGCTGGCGCGTGTGGCGCGCGATGAAGACTGGGCGGCAAAATGGGGAGCACCGCGCGAGGACATCCAGAACGCGCGCAAAATTATCGGCGATGGACCGGGCTGGGTCGATCGCCTCGAGGCAGCTCTGAAGAAGGGCGCTATTCTTCCGGCGGTGGCTGCGGCGATTTTTGGCGCGGATGCTCTGGTGCGGCGGCAGGGGGGCGGCTCGGATGCAGCATCTTGAACGCCGGCCCGTGCCGGTACAGCGCCAGCTCCTCCTCCTCGGTGTAAGGAGGTTCGTGATAAAACGTGCCGTTTTCGGCGACTTTCCTAACCATGATCAAATCCACCTCTAGGGCCAATGGCCCTTATAGCAGGAGAAACAAACAGATGGCAAACCCGATAAGGCCGCTAGCGAACTCGCCGGTATGGCCACCGAACCCGTCTGCCCAGCAGGCGGCCTCGCCGGGGCCGCAGCCGCAGGACGTAAAGAATGCGCCGGCACCCCCGGCGCAATCGCCGACGCAGGATAATTTTTCGCACCATAGTTCACCTACACCGGGCATGAAACAAAAGCCGTACAGCGAGACGGTGCCGCAGAACACCAACAAAAAAATTACCAAGATGCCCGACGTCCCCATGCACAAAACGAAACACGCTAACCCGGTCGGGAGGCCGAAAAATCCTCGTTACTGATGCGCTTTCGTTTTGCATCCCTGTGTCGTTTGGCGACGTTTGCGACAGCAGTGAGCCATTGGCAGTTGGATGGAGTGTAATTGCCGTCGTTGTTGATGCGGTCGATTGTGAGGTCGTCTTGATATCCGTTGGCGAGCGCCCAGTCTCTGAACGGCTCAAATTTCTGCCACGTCCTGCAGACCTTGATGCCGCGCCCGCCGTACCATCTGAAAATGGGGGTTTGCGGATTGGTGCATCGATCGCGCATACCCTTCCAGATTTTGTAGAGGCGGGTTTGACTGCTGTTGTGCGTCATGTGGGCAGCGGCGGCTTGCTCGGCTTGAAAGCAGCCGCAGGAATTTGTTCTTTTCAGATGATCACTGCGAACGACATGCTTGTTGCCGCAATCGCAGCGGCAGAGCCATCTGACAGATCCATTTTCAGTTCGCCCAGCCTGCTTGATGACGCGCAGGCGACCGAACCGATGGCCCCTCAGATCGATAAAATTGTGGTTACGCGGCAGACCCATCGAGGGACTTTATGGTGAGCTCTGATCGACGTCTACTCCTGCTCAAGCGCAAGCGCGCCATCTTGAAGGCGCGCGAGAGCCTGATTGATTTCACGATGCTGATGATGCCGGATCCGAACAACGTCGACGACCCTGACTTCTCGAACTATTCGCCGCAAAAATTTCATCGGGTGATCGGCGCCGGGCTCGAGGAGATCGAGAGCGCAAAATATCGCCGGCTGATGATCAACATCGGTCCCCGTTTCGGCAAGACCACGCTGGCGTCGGCGATGTATCCGGCCTGGTACATCGGCCGGCATCCCGAGCGATCGATCATCGTCGCCACCTACAACGAAACGTATTCGTGGGATCTCGGGCGCAAAATTCGCGACATCATGCAGACGCCGCAGTATCGGCAGGTGTTTCCCGATCTGCAGATCAAAAAGAAATCCGCAGCAGTAAACCGCGTAGAGACCACTGACGGCGGCGTTGTGTTTTGCGTCGGCCGCGGATCCGCCGTCACTGGTCGCGGCGCTCACACCATCCTGCTCGACGATCCTCTCAAAGACAGGCGCGAAGCAGACAGCGTCGTCATCCGCGACGGGCTTTGGTCTTGGTATACCCAGGTCTTGCGCACCCGCCTGATGAACAAGTACGGCACGGTGGTGATCATCCAGACGCGCTGGAACGAGGACGACCTCGTCGGCCGGCTGATCGATCCGCTCAATCCATATTATTCGCATGATGAGGCGAAGCTCTGGCGCAAGATCGAGCTCCCCGCACTCGCTGAGGAGAACGACATCTTGGGCCGCGCCGAGGGCGCCGCGCTGTGGCCCGAGCGCTTCGATGCCGAGTATCTCAACGAGATCAAGCAGTCAGACCCGCGCGGGTTCATGTCGCTCTATCAATGCCGGCCGTCACCGCGCGAAGGCGCCTTCTTCCGCCACGCGGATCTCGTTCCCTACAATTCGATGAAGGATCTGCCGGCGCACGACACGATGCGCTTTTACGCAGCATCCGATCATGCGGTGACGCTGGCCAAGCACGGCGACAAAACCTGCCTCATGGTCGTCGGCGTTGATACCGCCGACCATGTCTGGATCATGCCGGATGTTGTCTGGATGCGCCTCGACAGCGCCGCCGCGGTTGAAGGCATGCTGGTGCTGATCCAGAAATATTCTCCTGCTTTCTGGTGGGCCGAGAAGGGCGCGATCGAGAAATCGATCGGGCCGTTTTTGCGCAAGCGCATGCTGGAGAAGCGCGTGTTCTGCGTCATGGATCCGATCGCGCCGGCCAACGATAAGGAACAGCGCGCGCAGTCAATCCAGGCGCGCAGCGCCATGCGGATGGTGCATTTCCCGACCTGGACACGCTGGTGGGCCGAAGCGCAGGACCAGATCCTTAAATTCCCCAATGGCGCGAAAGATGATTTCGTGGATACTCTCTCGCTCATCGGTCTCGGTCTGTCGAAGATGCGATCGCGCAACCGCCAACCCAAACCGAAAGAGGTTGCGCAGGAAGGCACATTCGCGGCGCTGTGGAAGGGCACCAAGCACGCCGAGCGGCGCGAGCGACAGAAGAAGGCGTTGAGCGGATGGCTATAGATCCAACGGGAATGCAACCGCCGCCATTTGGTGCCGGCCCACCGCCGATCGAGCCGATGGCGCCGACCGACAATGCCGCCGGCCTGATGCAGATGCTCGCCGCCGATCAGCAGCAGACCGGCGACAAGAAAGACATCGTCGCTCGCGATCCGCCGGATCCGCCCGAGCAGCGCGCGCGCCTGGTGCGTGCCTGGGCCTCGCGCGTCAAGGCGGCGAAGAAGCACTGGAAGCCGGCCTTCGATCGCATGCAGGAGGACATGGATTTTGCTTTCGGCAAACAGTGGTCGAAGAACCCCGACGACGGGCGCTACAAGGCGAACCTGACGCTGCGCATGGTGGCGCAGAAAACCGCGTTCCTCTACGCCAAGAACCCGAAGGCCGTCGCGCGCCGGCGCGAGCGCCTCGACGCCACGAGCTGGAACGAGACGCAATCGCAGATCTCCTCGCTGATGCAGGCCGGCGCCATGTTTGCGCAGCAGTCTGCGCAGCCAGGCGCCCCGCCAGGCATGCCGCCGATGGCGGCAGCGTCGGGGCCGGCCGGCATTGCCGGCAACATGATGGGCAACCCGATGGCGATGCAGGTGGCGCAGCAGGGCATGGCGATCATGCAGGACGCCGCCAAGGTGCGCTCCGAGCACGAGATGCTCGACAAACTGGGGAAGACCCTCGAGCTGCTCTACAAATACAACATCGACGAGCAGACGCATCCGTTCAAGATGATGATGAAGCTCACCGTGCGCCGCACCGTCACCATGGGTGTG